TGGTGATGCTGCTGCTGCTGGTGCTTATGCCCAGAACGCTGCTGCTTTCCAGCCTGTCGTTATTGCTACTGCTGACACTATCGACTTGCTCATCCAAGCTGCTACTACTGCTCCCACCTCTGGTGAGTTGCGTGTGTGGGCTGTCTTGATGAATGTTGATGGTCGCCCAGCTCGTGCTTCCGTTGACCGTGAGCAACTGGCCTAATAGCTAGTTGATGTGGGAGGGGCTTCATCGCCTCTCCCATTTCTGTATGCTCTATTAGAGAGCGTTTTTAAAACTAAGAGGATTCTCTAATGGCTATTACTTCTGCCCTTTGCACAAGCTTTAAAAAAGAATTGCTTGAGCGTAAACATGACTTTAATGTTACAAGCGGTCATACATTTAAGATTGCTTTGTACACATCTTCTGCCAACCTTGGTGCTTCAACCACAGATTACACAACCTCTAACGAAGTTGTTGGCACTGGTTACACTGCTGGTGGTGCTACTCTAACAAACATTGATCCCACTAGCAGTGGTACTACAGCATTCATTGACTTTGCTGATGCTACCTTTGCTAATGCAACCATCACTGCTGCTGGTGCTTTAATTTATAATACCACTACAGATGGTGGCTCAGCCACAACTAATGCTGTAGCTGTCATTTCTTTTGGTGGTGATAAGACATCAACTAATGGTGACTTTGTAATTCAATTCCCAGCAGCAGACGCAAGCAACGCTATTGTTCGTATCGCATAAGGAGTCGTAGGTCATGGCTACGACAACCCGGTCGGGGGCAATATATAGCATTGGTATATACGGGACATCCCGTTATGGTAAAAGCAATGTTGCATATGTTCCAGATGGGGTGCAAGGGGTTGCAACATCAGATAGTGGTGTTGTTATTAGCGGTGATGCTAACCATGTAGTTGTTAGCTTAGTAGCTGTTGGAGCTACTGGTGATGTAGGTGTAGTAGGCGTAGCAGTAACTAGTTTAGTTGGTGTATCTGCTACTGGCTTTGTTAATGATGCTGTATCTTTTAGCTTAGGTTGTACAGTATCACCTACTGGCTTAGCTGCTACAGGAAATGTTGGTAGTGTATCTGTAGTTGCTAAAGCAATAACAGAAGCAGTAGGAGTATCTGCTGCTGGTAGTGTTGGTAGTATTTCTGTAATTGCTAAGGCAGTTACATTACTATCTGGTGTAGAGGCTACAGCAGCTATAGGCACTGTTGATGTTAGATCTATCAATAGAATTCCTGTAGATGGTGTTGTAGGTACAACAGCACTAGGTAGTGTTGTTATAGTGGCAAAGGCCACAACAAGTTTAGTTGGTGTTGAGGGTGTAGCTAGTTTAGGGATTGTCTCTGTACTGGCTAAAGCCTTAGTAGCTATAACAGGTGTAGAAGCTACAACAAGTCTTGGTGATGTTGTTGCAGCTAATAATGCTAGACCAACCTTTGATGGGTTGTCTGCTACCGGAGATGTAGGTACAGTAGCTGTTACAGTATCTGTATTTGATTATGCTGCTGTAGCACATCTTTATGATAGAAGACGCACTGTGTATGTTGAAAGACATAGCACAGCAAAAGAAAGAACAATGTTGGTGTTAGCTGAGTCTCGTAGAGTTTATGTAGATAGACATTCTACAGGGTATGACAGAACATCTTATGTGGCTACAGAGCCTAGACAAGTATATACAGATAGAAAGTCCACTACTGCTGATAGAAGTGCTTTAGTGGAGTAGGAGTTTAATAATGTCTTTTCGATGGCCTAACAAAGATCCTGATGAAATCTTAGACTACAGTGTTGACTGGTCTAGGTTTCTAGACACAGCAACTATTAGTAGCTGTTCTTGGTTTGTTGATAATAGCTCTGGTGTAAAGACAGCCATTACAGGAGGTAACACTGTTAATGGCATTCAGAATGTATCTCAGACTATTTCTGGTAGTGTTACAACCATCAATCTTGGGCTAGGCACTAACAATACTGAATACAAGTTCTATTGTAGAATTACAGACAATAGTGGTAATGTAGCTGAGCGAGTAACTCGTTTGCGTGTTAAGGAACAATAAGAATGGCATACAACTATATTGGACTTACCAATGAAGTTAATAGAAGGCTTAACGAAGTTGAGCTTACTTCTTCAAACTTCTCTACAGCCACTGGTTTCTACGCTCATATTAAAGATGCTGTAAATTCAGCTATTAGAGATATCAACCACACCCATTATGAGTGGCCTTTCAATCATGTGCTTGCTGAAGAAACTTTGACAGTTGGTGGAACAAGATATGCTTTTCCTTCTGACGCTAGCACTATTGACTTTGACACCTTCCGTGTAAAAGAAAGTGCTACTTTGTCTAACGACACTGTTAGGCTTGGTGTCATGACTTATGATGACTATCTTCAAAGGTTTGTAGATCAGGAATATTCTGCTGATACAAGCAAGCAAGATGTTCCTACTTATGTATTCCATGCTCCTAGTTTGGAGTGGGGCGTTGTCCCTGCTCCTAATCAAGCATATTCAATTGTCTATGAATATTACAGAATTCCTGTAGATCTTTCTAGCTCTACAGATGTTCCATCTATTCCAGAAAGATTTAAACAAGTTATTTTAGATGGTGCTATGTATCACGCATACATGTTTAGAAGCAATGAACAGGCAGCTAATATAGCTAAAGGTAAGTTTGAAGAAGGCATAAAGAAGATGCGTATTCTTCTTATCAATAAGTATGTTTATATGCAGTCAACAGCAATTACACAATCAACTGCTTTTTCAGGCTTTGGTGACAGGGTTAAATAATGGCTGATGGATGGCAGACGTATCCCTTTGAATTCCGTGGTGGATTGATTTCCAATCTATCACCGCTTCAGCACGGCACACAAGCACCCGGCAGTGGAAGACTCATGAAGAACTTTGAGCCTTCTGTGGACGGTGGCTACATGCGTATTGAAGGCTACAATAAATACAGTAGTTCTTTTGTACCTGCATACGGTGAGCCTAAAGTGCAGGGTAGTGGTCAGACTGGTACTACCTTAATAATCTCAAACATCCTCACTACCCCGATTGCTGGAGATAAGTTTACCATTGCTGGTGTGACAGGCACATACACCATTGCTGCTGCTGGTGTTTCATACAGTTCTACATTTAAAGTGGCTACAGTGACGCTCACAACGTCTTTAGCTTCTAGTCCAGCAGATAAAGCTGCTGTAACTTTTACATCTCATACAGGCATTATTAGTGGCATCTCTGCTTGGAACAACAGTGTTGTAGCTGTTAGAAATAGTGATGTTTATACAACCACTGGTGCTGGCTACACTAAGATAAGTAAGCCCTATTACGGCACAGTGCTTGTTAATGGTGGTGCTCAGACAGGTAGCACTCTGGCTATTGATGGCTTAACTAAAGCTCCTCAGGTTGGCGATACCTTCAGTATTGCTGGTGTTGAGAAGGTGTATACAGTGTTGGCTATCCCCACAGTTACTACCACTGCAGCCACTGTCTCTATAAATCCAGCACTGGCTTCTAGTCCTGCTGATAATGCTGCCATCACTTGGCTATCTTGCAATCGCTCTAGCAACTATAAGACACGCCTTAGCAAGTATAGACTTAGTAGCACTGAGAAAGTTGTTGGTGTAGACAGTACCAACTATCCATTCATTTATGATGGTACAAATTTTAATGTCATATCAGATAAGACAACAGATATATTAGGTGCTCAGTTTGTTGTTAGCCATAAGAACCAGTTGTTCTTTGCTAAGAATGAAAACATTATATTCACTGCTCCATATACAGACACAGACTTTAATGCTGCTACTGGCTCTGGAATTATTAATGTTGGTGGCATCATCACTGGCCTCATTGTATTTAGAGAAACACTAATAATCTTTACAGAGAAAACTATTAGTCAATTGTCTGGAACCACCATACAAGACTTCTCTCTACAGCCCATCACTAAGAATGTTGGGTGCGTAGCTTCAGACACCATACAAGAAGTTGGTGGTGATGTTATGTTCTTAGGTCCAGAGGGTTTAAGACTATTGGGAGCTACAGATCGTATTGGTGACTTCAGCTTAGGGGTGGTGTCTAAATCTGTCCAAACTGAGATGACTTCTTTGATTAGTGCAAATTCAACATTTGCTAGTTGTGTTATTAAACAGAAGTCACAATATAGATTGTTTGGGTATAATGCTAATATTACAGCATCTAATGCCAAGGGTATTTTAGGAACACAGATGACTGGTGAGTCCACTGGTAATATAGCATGGGCTGAACTGGTGGGGTTTAAATGCTATGTAGCTGATGGAGACTACCAAAACCAAACAGAAACCATTGTGTTTGCTAATAATGATGGATTTGTGTATGAGATGGAGCAGGGTAATAGCTTTGATGGTACAAACATTATTGCTTCCTTTGCCACCCCTTATGTACCAATTAATGATTTTAGGGTGAGGAAGACTTTTTATAAGCTTTTTCTCTATACAGATCCCCAAGGATCTGTTACAACATCAGTGAATTTAAAGCTGGATTTTGATGATCAAGGATCTATTCAGCCCTCAACCATTGTGCTGTCTAATAGTGCAGGTAGTGTTGGCTTTTACGGCACTAGTGCTGCTAAGTATGGCACAACTGTTTATGGTGATAAGTTGAAGAAGCAATTTCAAACACAAGTGGTAGGCTCTGGATTCTCTGTATCTTTACAGTTTATTTCAGATAGCCAAGACCCTCCGTTTTCTCTGGACGCTGCAACGCTAGAGTATGCCACACATGATAGAAGATAAGGAATAGTTATGACGGGATATGTTCGTAAAGATACTACCAACAACATTGCCGATGGTAATGTTATTAATGCTGCTGATTTAGATTCTGAATTTGATGGTGTACAAGATGCCTTCAATGCATCTACAGGACACAAGCATGACGGTACTGCTGGAGAAGGAGCAACAATTAATGCTCTTGGTCCTACACAAGATGTAACTGTTTCTTCAACTTTGCTGGCTCCAAAAACTACAAACACTGTAGACATTGGTAGCAGTGCTTTAAAATTTAAAGACTTGTTCTTAGCTGGTAATGCTAGCGTTGGTGGCACACTAGCTGTCACTGGTGTGGCTACCTTTACTGCACAGCCTGTGTTATCTGCACTAACTGCCTCGACTGCTTTGGCGTTAGATGCTAGTAAGAACATAGTCTCTGTGACCAATACAGGCTCTGGTAGCAATGTGTTGGCTACAAGCCCTACCCTAGTGACACCAGTTTTAGGTGCAGCTACAGCAACATCCCTGCAAGGCATTATTGGTAATGTGACCCCTGCTGCGGGTAACTTCACAACCCTTGGTGCATCCTCTACAGCCACTCTAAACACTCTTGCTTCTAGCGGTGCTACTCTAACAGGTGGAACAATCAATGGAATGACCATAGGTGCTACTACGGCATCTACTGGTGCGTTTACTTCAGTTACAGCATCCACAACTCTTGGAGTTACTGGTGTCGCAACATTCTCTGCTGGAACGGCATTGCTTCCCGCATTGACTACAACTGGCGACACTAACACTGGTATTTGGTTTCCTGCGGCTGACACTATTGCCTTTACAGAAGGTGGTGTGGAGTCTATGCGCATTACAAGCGCAGGCAATGTAGGCATTGGTACAACTTCACCTACACAAAAACTTCAAGTTGTGGGTAGCTCACTTGTTTCAAACTCAATGCTTGTTGGCGGCGCTGCAAACGGCGCTGTTGTTTTTATAAACTCAGACGGGTCAGCGCAAACGGGTGATGTATCTACAGACAATACAAATATGTATTTGTCGGCGTATTCAAACCGACCGCTTGTTTTTAAGACCGGCGCAAGCGGAGGAACAGAAAAAATGCGCCTCGACTCCTCAGGCAATCTAGGCTTGGGAGTTACTCCGAGTGCTTGGGCTGGGCACAAGATATTGCAAGTTGGGTCGTGGGCTAGTTTTGGCTCATTTACTGGAAATCTTAATTCGCAGATGATGAACAATGCGTATTGGGATGGAGGTGCATATAGATACATTGGTTCAGATAGTGCCACTTATTATTCCCAAACATCTGGTATTCATAGTTGGTATGGCGCACCATCAGGCACATCAGGAGGTGCAGTCACTTTTACTGGACTTCTTTCTATTGAAAAAGACAAGTCACTTGCACTTCAAGGTTCATCATCTGTTTCAGGCACAGGCATCACATTCCCTGGAACTCAATCAGCATCATCTAACGCTAATACTTTGGATGACTATGAGGAGGGGACTTTTAATGATGTTGCAATTGTTGGCTCTACTACCGCTGGAACAGGAACTTATAGCGTTCAAACTGGGTCTTACACAAAAGTTGGAAATACTGTTGCATATCGCATATTTTTAGTTTGGTCTGCTCATACAGGAACTGGAGACATGAATATTTCAGGACTTCCTTTTAGTTCTGCATCAAGTGGTTGGTCTCCTTGTGCTGTTAGAGTTAATGAAGTGACTTTAACTGCTTTAAATACTTTCCAAGCTCACGTCAATACAGCCGCATCAACAATTTCTTTAGAACAAGTCCCAGTTGGAGGGGGTTCAAATAATCCTATTCCAATGGACACTGCTGGGCAAATAATGCTATCTGGAATTTATATGGTTTAACTTAACTTGATTGGATTATCAAGTCGGACACTTAACTTAAAAGGAAATCAAAATGTCACTTACTAAAACTACAGCCGTAGACCAGATTACAGTCACAGAGAATGGCATCATTCTGTATCGTGAAGCTACTCGCATCATGGAAGATGGCAAAGAACTAAGTAAATCTTACCATCGTTCAAGCCTAACTCCCGCACAAGACCTGACAGGCGTTCCCGCTAATGTTGTTGCAATCTGCAATACAGTCTGGACAGAAGCGGTTATTGCGGCTTATCAAGCGGCTCAAGAAAGCGTAACCCCATGATTGAAATTATTGTTGCATTTATTGTTGGTTGGATGCTAAGACCAACATGGGAATTGTTTTTAAAGCCAATATTAAAAGTCACTTTTGAGGCTTACTTTGCAAAAAGAAAATCTAATAAGGAAACAGTATGACTACTACTTGGACTATCTCAACACTTGAGCGTGAAACCTCAAACGGCTTTGTAACAACTGCACATTGGACTGCAACAGCAGTAGATGGAGACTACACAGCCTCTATCTATTCAACTTGCTCATGGGCTGATGGCACACCAACTATTCCCTATGCAGACCTGACACAAGAGACAGTCCTTGGATGGGTATGGGCTAATGGGGTTGATAAGGCTAGTACAGAGGCGGCTCTGGCGGCTAATATTGCTTTGCAGAAGAATCCTGTTAAAGCTACAGGAACTCCTTGGTCATCGGCTGAGTAATACCTATGGCTGAGGAAGTAACACATGCTCAGATATATGAGCGTCTGTGCGCTGTTGAAGCTAAGGTTGATAACTTAGACAAGAACACACAAGCAGTGGTGACAGCATTCAATGCTGCTGCTGGTGCTTTTGTTGTGCTTGAATGGCTGGCTAGAGCAGTGAAGCCAGTATTAATTATTGGTGCTTTCTGTGGAGCCATCTGGCTTGCTATAGAAAACAAACTTCATCAGTAGTGGCTAAGGCTCTACTGATATCTTTATTGATATCTTTCCCTGTTTCTTCTAAGGAGGAAAAGTATAGGTGTGTCCGATGGACTTGGACTGGAGATGTGTACAACAGAAAGGTTGTATGCATTGAATGGCAAAAGGTTGAACGGAAATAATCATGGACCCAATGTTAGCACTAGCTGGCATACAAAGTGCCATCAGCATGGTCAAGAAGGCCAGCAAGGTTGCCAATGATTTAGGTTCTCTTGCCCCAATGATTGGCAAGATGTTTGATGCCAAGTCAACTGCAACTAAAGCATTGATTGAGGCGAAGAAGGGCAAAGGCTCTAACATGGGAACTGCCCTCCAGATTGAGATGGCTCTTGAACAGGCTAGAGCTTTTGAAGAAGAACTCAAGATGCTCTTCATGACTACTGGCAAGGTTGACGTTTGGAACAAGATTAAAGCCCGTCAAGACCAGATGGACATAGATGATGCAAGAGAACTCAGGTCTTTAGAAAGAGCAGAGAAGAAGGCTAAAGAAAAAGAACAAGAGATGAATGAGCTTGCCATCATTATTGGTGGCTGTGCTTTTGTTTTGTTCTTGGTTGGAATTGGTATTTATGAGTTGATGGAATTCTGCGAGACAACAAGAAGGTGTGGGCGGTGAATGAATATCAAAAGACCTTTGACTTAGCACTCAAGATATTTGTCTATGGGTGTGTAGCTTTATGGTTTCTTGGCTTCTTAAAATTCTTGCCTGATGATTTGTCTAACAAGATTGTAAACATGCTGTTGGGAAGAGTTGGCTTATGAAATATTTATTGTTGTTATTGCTGCTCACTGGTTGTGAGGATAGGTACAGATACTTCTGTCAAAACCCTGACAACTTTCATGCTGAGCAATGTCAGAAACCTAGATGTCAATTCACACAGACATGCCCTGAGTATTTAGTAGCCCCCATCTTGGAGAAACAAATTGATAGAACTGCTAACAAAAATGATGACACCAAGCCAGCCCAAACCAAAGCTAACAACTGAAGAGTTTGAGGTTAGAGTTTGGGGATTTGTAGTGGTGGCTATTACAGTCATCCTATTTGGCATTGTGTTTGCCTTACTATATTCTGTTACTTTTGTAACACAGCCTATTAAGAGCATGGCTCCTATTGATCAAGCATACACTAAGATGCTTAATGATATAGTATTACTTATTGTAGGTGGTATTGGTGGCATTGTAGGTAAGAGGGCTGTCAACTCAGCACAGAATGCTTTTAAGCCACAGCCTCCTATGATGCAGGGATGTGGTGGTGGTGGCTACGGTATGCCTAACAGCAGCTGCGCCTCACCACAGTCTGCCTATGGCCTTCCTAGCCAGCCTTTCGGTGCTATGCCTGTCTGGAAGAACCCAGAGCTGGATGAAAGCTGGACTCCCGGTCCTCCACCAACAACACCCCCAGAATACATGGAGCCGGATGAGGACAGAGAAGAGATAGCTCAGGCTAGAAAAGAGGTGGACTAATGTTTCCTATACCACTTCCTTGGCTCATCATTGGTGCAATGGTTGCACTATTTGGTACATATCAAACTGGTCATCATTATGGCTGGCTTGAGCGTGACCAAGAGATGCAGATAGAGATAGCTAAGAAGAATGAAGAAGCCCGTGAGCTAGAGAAGAACATGACCATTAAGCTTGCTGATAAAGAAACAGCATTAAGAAAGGCAAAGAATGAAATATCTAAAAAGCAAACTGCTATGCATGAGCTTGCTAACACTGGCAGGTTGCGCCTCCCCACCACCAGTTGTATACAAACCAGCACAAGTGCCGCCCCTACCACAGGAGATAGCGGAGCCGATGCAAGCGAACTTGAGCGACAGACTATTGCAACTCTTATCGACATCGTTGCCGAAGGAGACAAAGCCATCGTCAAGCACACAGCCTGTGTCGCAGCCTACAACGAAATGAGGGAGTTGGTAAACAATGGTAACAAGTGAACAACTAAGACAGCTACACATTGAGCCATCTTTGGCTGATGCATTCAATGAAACCTTTGAGAGGTTTAATATTGTTACTCCTGCACAGCAAGCTAGTTGGATTGGTCAATGTGGTCATGAGTGTGGTAACTTCCGCATCATGGAAGAAAACCTGAACTATCGTGCTCCCACCCTGCTTAAGCTGTTTCCTCAAACTCCTAAGCGTGTATGGGGCTTCACCCCTGAAACTGCTGCTGCCTATGAGAAGCAGCCACAGCGTATCGCCAATAGGATTTACGGCAATCGTATGGGTAACAGGGATGAGGCCAGTGGGGATGGGTTCAGGTTCCGTGGCTCCGGATTTTTACAGCTAACTGGCATGAATAACTTCTTCCACGCTGGACAAGCCTTGGGAGTTGATTTCATTATGCAGCCTGAGCTGGTGCGTACACCCATGTATGCTGCCCAGACCGCTGGCTGGTTCTGGCAAACCCATAGGCTCAATCAATATGCTGATAGCGGTGACATTCTCACTATGACAAAGCGTATCAATGGTGGTACTATTGGTTTAGAAGATCGTAAGAAGCATATAGAGCATGCCTTACATGTATTAGGTGGTTGACTAGACCACCAATTTGTGATATGACAAGGCATAAAGGTATATAATGTTACCGACTTCTCTAAGTATTATTGGCAGAGAAGTGCCGATTAGAGTTGTAGATGTATTCCCAGAACAACTGGGAGAGTACAGCTATGACGATTATGCAATTAAAATTAAGTCTGGTCAGCACCCCTTAGCGGAGGCAGATACATTGTTACATGAATGTATACACGCTATAGACGACTGCTTCCAATTAAAACTGTCAGAGAGACAAGTGTACTGCTTAGCTGTAGGAGTGTTAGCACTCTTAAGAGATAACAGAGACATGCTTGCCTATTTAACTGAAGCAATAGAGAAACCAAGAAACATATGAGAGATTTTACATCACAACAAAAAGCAGTTGTAGCTAGAAAGCTAGGCTATGACGGACCTATGCAGGGCTTTGATGAGTTCATTGCTTCTTCTCCTGCTTTAGAAGCTAAGTATGCTGCCATCTCTGGTAAGTTTGCTGAGCGTATGGCTAAGGGTGGATTGGTTAAGATGAAGCGTAGGTTTCAAGCTGGTGGTGCTGTTACAAATGAACAGATAGCTGCTTGGTGGGCTGACCCTAAGAATCAGAAACTGTCTGATGCTGAAATTAAAACAGCAATGGAGACTTATAAAGTATCTCCAGACCAGTTTGCTACAGCTATTGGTGCTAATGAGGCCACTGCTGCTGACATAGCTAAACGCTATGAAGAGGCTCCTTCAATACCAGCTACACCTACACCGCCTGATGTTGTAACACCACCTGAAGATGTAATAGCTCCTCCTGCTTCAAGCGGAGCAAAAACTATAACAACGCCTTCTACACCAGTTACTCCTCCTACAACTGTGGTGACACCACCTGCTGGAGGAACAACACCACCTGCTGGAGGAACAACACCACCTGCTGGAGGAACAACACCACCTGCTGGAGGAACAACACCACCTACTTCCAATTTTGGATATAAAGCCACAACGCAAAACATTGCTGATTGGTGGAAAGAGAATGGCACTAAGGGACTCACAGACGCTCAGATTAAAGCTTACATGGTTGAGTTTAAGGTTAGTCCTGAAGAGTTTGCTACAGCCATTGGCGGTAATGCAGCCACTGCTGCTGACATTACTAAAAGGTTTAATGCTGTAGCTGATAAAGATTTAATAACAGCTTCCACAAATCTGAAGACAGAGTTGCAACCAAAGGTAGATGCAGACAAAGCAGCAGCAGAAGCTAAAGCAGTAGCAGACAAAGCAGCAAAGGTAGCAGCAGATAAAGCAGCAGCAGACGCAGCCACTAAAGCAGCAGCAGATGCGTTAGCTAAAGCTAATGCAGACTTAGCAGCAGCAAAGACAGAGGCACAAAGACAAGCAGCATTAGCTGCTAAAACTAAAGCTGAAGCAGATGGTGCTGCAGCTAAGGCAGCTAGAGATAAAGCCATATTAACTTCTGGTGATGTTACTTATTCAGCTACAGGAAAACCACAAGCCGGGGCCGCTTCTCAAGTTGAAGCTAGTTTAATTACTTCTACTGATAGTCAAAAAATTGGTACAGAAGAAAGGGCAGGAGCAGCTAAAACAATTACAGGTGCTCCAGCAGTAGCAACATCTTTAGCCACTGCTCCTACAACATTAACAGCAGAACAGGTAACAGCATCAACTGCTGGTACTGGCATCTCAGATATGTTAAAGGATGTCAAAGCTACTGAAGGAGTGTTGTCTGAAGCTGCTACAGTGACAGCAGCACAAACTGAAGCCACAGCTTTAAAAGATGCTGCAGATAGAGCAGCACAAATTGACAAAGCTCAAACTGTACAGGCTCCTGCAGATAGAACACTACAAGCAGGTGAGACAGTAGCTGGCTCTGCTGTAGATATGGCTAAGGTGGAGACAGAACTTACTAAGGCTAAAGCTGCTGAAGGAGTTGTCACTGAAGAGATGACTGTACAGGGACAGCTCACTAAGCTCACTAAAGATTTTGATGCTAAGAATCCTCCTCCTTGGGCTGCTGGTGCATTAAGAGCTATTACAGCAGAGATGGGTGCTAGAGGTATTGGTGCTTCTAGTATTGCTGGTGCTGCTATGGTGCAAGCTGCTTTAGAGAAAGCTTTACCAATTGCTTCTGCTGATGCTGCTGTGTTTCAACAGATGGCTACACAGAACCTGTCTAACAGACAACAGATAGCTGTACTCACAGCACAACAAAGAGCTACATTCTTAGGTCAAGAGTTTGATCAGAATTTCCAAACCCGTGTTATCAATGCTTCTAAAGTTTCAGACATTGCTAACATGAACTTTAATGCTAAGCAACAAGTGGCTTTAGAGAATGCTAGGCTTGCTCAGTCTGTTGACTTAGCAAACCTTAACAGCAGACAAGCTGCTTTCATGGCTGAGCTTGCACAGACAGCCACACTAGAAACAGCCAATTTAAATAACAGACAACAGGCTGCTGTTAATAATGCTCAAGCTGCTTTGCAAATTGATTTAACTAATATGTCTTATGAACAGCAAACCACTGTTCTTAAAACACAGCTAACAGCACAAGCTTTGTTAAGTGATGCTGCTGCTGAAAATGCTGCTAAGCAATTTAATGCTAGCAGTGTTAATCAAACCAACCAGTTCTTTGCCACTCTCTCTTCACAAGTAAGTCAGTTTAATGCAGCACAGAATAATGCCATGACTCAGTTTAATACTGATCAGGCCAACTCTGTGTCTAAGTTTAATGCTGAAGTGGAGAACCAGAGAGAACAGTTTAATGCACAGCAGAGACTTGTTATTGATCAGTCTAATGCTCAATGGCAGAGAGAAATATCTACAGCTAACACAGCAGCTACCAATGCTGCCAACTTAGCTAATGCCCAGCTCACACAGCAAATGACCATGACAGAATATAATAATGAGATACAGCTATATCGTGACAGTGTGACACATGCTTGGCAGTCTGCTGAGAATGATGCCAATAGAGCAACCACACTTGCTGGTGAGGAGATAAGAGCTGCTGCTGCAATTGCTGGTGCTAATATTAAAGCAGATGGTGATAGCTCAACAGCCTTGGGTACATTTGTAGGTAGGGTATTAGTTGGTGTTGCAACAGGTGGAACAATTAAAATATGAAGAACTTTAAAAAATACTATGAGAAGGTTGATGGTATGGCTAATGCCAAACTGTCTACACCCAAGAAAGACACAGGCAAAGGACTGTTATCAAAAGCTCTTGATAAGCCAAGCAAAGAAGATAAGACATCCTCAGATGTATTTGCTAAAGTGTCTAGCTACATTGCAGCCATTAGAAAACAAAAAGAGGAGTTGATGAATGGCAAATCCTAATCCATATTTAACAGCCCCCATCCCCGGAATGTCCTTAGTGTCTGAGCCGGGTAGTTATCCTTGGGAGCAACCACCTCAGTTTGTAACACTGGATGAGGTGGCACAGATGTATTCAGAGAAGATGAATGATGTTGAAGCCATTCACGAACTAATGGGATTGTTAAAGAGAAACATTCCTATTGTGTCTATTGTTAATGGCATGGTGAAGATGGGACTAATGAAGGGCTATCACACTGTTGATACTGGCTTCTTAGTTACTCCCATCATTGTAGAAATTATTAAAACAATTGCTGAACTTAATGATGTTCCATATAAGATGACTGCTGAAGAAGTAGGTAAAGAAGATAGAGTGTCTCCTTCCATCATCAAAGAACTTATTGAAGAAGCTAAAAATAAAATAGAAAAGAATCCAGAAGCTATTGTAGAGCGTAAGGGTTTGATGGCTAAAGGAGCAGCATAATGGGATTTAAACTTGGAGCATTCGTTGGTGGTGTAGCTAAAGGTGCTAGTGAATCCATTGAAGAGCTGGAGAAGCTTAACACTACAAGCATTAATGCCAGTGTTAAAAGCATGTATCACAACTATCAAGAATATAAAAAAGAAGTAGAGAAGAAGAAAGAAAGCTTAAGAGGCACTGTGGGTGCTCTTCGTGGTTTAAAGTTTTCTGATGGTGCTTTGGATGATGAACAGCTTATTGCTCTTGCTACAAATCCAGAACTAGCTAAAGACATTGCAGAGACACTAACAAAGAATCCTGATAGGTTGGAAGGGTTGTCTAAATCTTTTATTAAGTCAGCTAATGTACCTAAGGGACAGAAGTTTGATGACTTCTTAAATGATTATGGTAAGAAAGCTGCACTAACTTCTGAAGAATTTGCAACGGCAGCTTCTAATAAAGAAGAAGGCTTCTTAAATAAGATGATATATGGAAACAATCTTAAGAAAATAACCGCTGCTTCTAGACAACTTGGTGTTAAGCCTGAAGAGCTTTATGCTTATGGTTCTTCTAAGAGTATGCCATCGTATTCAGCATCACTAGAAGTAGACTACGCTAAGCTTCAGAAAACACCAGAGTTTAAAGACCTTAAAGATAAAGCTATGGTTGTTATGTATAGAGCAAGACAAGAAGGAACAGATGAAGATATATTAGCAGCAGCTAAAAATATGGGTGCTATTAAGGGAACAGAACTTCTGGCTGAACTTAAAGAAAAACCAAAAGAATCACAACAAGATATAGAAATTGATTATGGAAAAAGAATTCTAAAGGCTACTGATCCTAAAGAAAAAGTTAAACTAACTGCAGAACTTAGAACACAACAAGACTTATGGGCAAACCCCTCGCTTAAGAAGCTGACAGAGGGTGAGAAGATTACTACTGGTAATAAACTTGTTGCATACAAAGGTATTATTAACTCTACTGTTGCAAACTATTTACCACCCGGCACTTTCAAGACTAATCCTATAACGGGTGATCTTGAAGTTAGCGAATTGGTAAAATCTGTTGATTATTCTAAAGGTAAAAAAGCTGGTATGGAAGCAGCAATTGCTTTTGGTACAGACCAGAATGGTAAACCAAAATCAAATGAGGATAAACTTGCTTTGGCTTCTGTTGGTGTACAGTTTGATAAGGATGGTAAAGCATTTGCTCCTAAAGTTGAATTTGCTGTTGAGGCAGCACCAGCACCAGCAGCACCAGCACAAAATAGAAGTGTGCGTGGTGGGCCTATGGCTAATCAGCCTAAGCCAGCCGCTGCTGCACCTGCACAACCTGCTGCACCAGTTTTAGAATTTAAGACTGAGGCAGAGGTTACAGCAGCTAACCTTCCTAAAGGAACTAAGATTAAAGTTGGTGGGCGACTAGCAGAGGTACAATAACAATGGCTATTAAATACTTAGATGAACAAGCTGATACACCAAGCAAACCAACCATTGTCTATCTAGATACAGCGGATGCTACAACAAAGCCTACATTTCAGCAAATTGAAAGACAAGCTGCTCAGGGGTTAGAGGCTGAGCGAAAGGCTGCAGAAAAACCTGCAATTATCACCAAAGCTCTCATGCCTAGCACGGCAAAGATTGAAGCTGCTAAAGAAAAGCAACTTAAAGAAACAATTCCTTTTGAAGAGATATATAAAAACCCAGATATATTTCCTATAGTTAAAGACTACATGAAGGTTCGCCTTAATGTTGAACAAGGAAAAGACCAGACAGACGAAGACTTTGCTAAAGACTTTATGGCACGAATGAGGTTTGAAGAATACAACACATTCTTGGGACTCATGCCAACACTAGCTAAAATGCGTAGTGTCAATCCAAAAGAAGCCGAAGCTATGGCCTTTGGAAAAGAACTTTATAAACAAACAAGAAGCGTGTTTCAGCCGGGTGGACAGGGGTATGGTAGCTCTGATGCTTTAGTTCCTTACTGGAATACACTTACCGCATTTATTACAGACCCTCTTAGCTATGTTGGTTATGCTGGTGGTAAGGTTGCTGGTCAAGTTGTTAAAATATCTGCTGCTCAAGAAGCGGCACAGCTTGCTGCTGGTGCTGCTGCTAAAGGAAAAATTGCTTCACTAGTGACACCAACTAAAGGTAAAGCAATAGCTGGAATTGCTGGTATAGAAACAGCATCAGGTGCATTACAAAGTAAATATAGTCAACAATTAGATCAGATGGTAGCTGAGAGTCTCGGCAAAGATGTAGAAGAACTTAGCGTAACACAGATGGCTGTTAGCGGAATTATTAATGGTGTATTTGGTGGGGCAGAAGCTAAAGCTGCTGTTGCTAAGTTTGGTAAAACAGGAACAAAACAGTTTGAAGACTTAATTAAAAAGGCTAAAGATAAAACACCAAAAGATTTTAATGCACCTCCTACTAAAACAGAGGCTGCTTTATTAACACCCGTTGATGAGAACATGGACCTACTTGCTGAAGAGTTTATGAAGCAAGAGGGTGCTAAGATATTGGATGAGATATCTCCTGCTGCTGCTCTGGTAGAGCCAGCTATCCGCAGAGACTTATCACAGAGAGCCATTCGTGTGGCTATGAATGTGATTGAGAACGATCCTACTTACAAGGTTAAGGCAGGACAGAAGACTAGTACAGCCATTGCTGAGGTGTTCTCTGCTATGGACCAAGGTCTTATTGATGACACCTTGTTAGAGCAAGCCATTAGAAAAGAAGGACTGAGTCCTGAACAGTTTGCTCAAGCTAACAGAGTGACAGTGACACAGGCTGCTCAAATCATGCAGCAATATTCAACAGCTTCTAAGGCTCTTAATCGTCTGCGTCAAATCGATCCAGATGTTGCTAAGCAAGTGGATGCTTTGTATGGTGCTCCTGACGAATATACCTCTACTATGGGTTGGTGGATGGGAGCCTTCTTAAGAGCTGAGAGAGAAAGTAAAGCTGTCATGGTGAGTGGAATTGGTACTAGTGTGCGTAACGGCATTGGTACTGGTACTGGTTTAACTTTAAATTCTGCAGCCTCTCTTATTGAAGGTACTCTGATGACTGTAGGTAAGACTTTATCAGGAGATGCCAAAGGAGCTAGGATAGCTACATTAAAAACTAGCATTGCTGATACTGTTGAGAAAGCTTTTGGTTCTTGGTACTATCTATCTAAGGGTGACTTGTCTTCAGTGGTAACAGATGAATTACTAAAACACAATCCTAGTCTTAGGAACAACATCCTATCTTCTATGCAAGAAGATTCAACAGACCTATCTAAGTTTGCTCGTTTTATTAATAGTCTTAATGTTGCACAAGATGCAATATTTAGAAAAGCAATCTTTGCTCACTCTGTTGAAACTAAACTAAAAGATGTTGGTTTAGATATGTATGAACTTTTGGCACAAGGAAAAGTTATTCCTTCAGATGTTCTTAAAGAAGCTGCGGATGACACTCTGAAAGCTACCTTCTCATATATGCCTAAAGTACCTAAGAAAGGTATTAATACTTTAGAAGCTAAATCTGAACAAGTTGGTAACTACATTGTTAAGGCTATTGAAGATACACCCTTCACTAGTTTAGTTGTTCCCTTCCCTCGCTTCATGGCTAATGCTATAGCCTTTCAATATAGATACAGTCCCTTTGGTGGTATTGCTGGGGCTGAGTCTGTTATCAGAGGTTCTAAGATGATGGCTAATGGGGATGAGGGTGGTGCTTCTCTTGTTAGAAAAGGACAAGAGAACATTGCTAAAGGCATAGTGGGTACATCAGCTTTGATTGCTGCTATTGATTACAGAGCCAACCACCAAGATGTTGAGTGGTTTGAAAAGAAGAATGATGATAATACAACAACAGATTTAAGAGGTTTGTTTCCATTAGGTGGTGTGACACTAGCGGCTGCTGATTTAATTGTTAAACAACAAAGAGGTCTTTCCATAAAAGTTGGTGGTGCTTTAGAAGCATTAATTGGAATGAAGCTCCCAGCAGGTACTCAAACATATCTTGTAGATCAGATCATCTCTGCTGTTGATTCAGAAAGAGATACAGATAAACTAAGCGTGGCGATCGGTAGAGTTACTGGGGATTTTATTGGTAGATTTACAACTCCTTTTATTGTTAAAGACATCTTTAACTTTGTTGATGCTATTCGTGAAGGTGGTGCTATTGCTAGAGATCCTAATGTAATTACATCAGATAAGCCAGCAGATAAAATGTTAGAGGCAATGGGTAATAGGCTTAAGTCTAAGATTCCTGTGTTGAAGGAAGACCTACCTGAAGCTATTCCCCGTGTTAAACAAGGACCAATATATAAAGAAGGTGAATTCTTTAACAACTTAGTTGGTGTTCGTATTACACCTGAGAAAACACCAGAAGAAATTGAACTGGTCTACCTTGGTATTGACCCATATAAACTGTTTGGTCAATCATCAGGCGATAAAGAATATGACAGAGCTTTTGTAGAAGCAGCTAATCCAGTAATCATTTCTACTATGCAAAGAGTAATGATGGACCAACGCTATCAATCTAAGCCAGAAATTGAACAGAAAAAATCCATTGAGGATGCAGTTAGTGAAGCTCTTCTGAAAACAGCCAGACCACTTACAGAAGCTAAGTTTATGCAGAAAGACTTAAATCGTATATATAAGATGGAGTTTAATAAACTTCCTGCAGATACTCGTAAGATTATTAACAACAGGTATGCTGCTGAAAATAATGGTAAGACATTAGAAGAAGCTAATGACTATATGAAAGTACCTGAGTATAAGACTAGGCTTAAAGATCTTAAGTTTGCTACTGGTGGCATAGTTGCTGGTAAACTTTTTAAAGCAGGGGCTAAGGCTGCTGCTACAGGTACTGAGGGGATGCTTGAGCTTATTAGAAAGGTTAAGAATCCTGAAGCTCTTGTTGCCAATGAAATTAATAATATTGTAGAAAACACTTTAAGTAAGACGGACTTAACAACTAAAGCACTTCCTACTAAGCCTGTTGCTAAAGCTAAGAGCACACCTAGCCCTGCTGTGTCTGAGCCTAAGCCAGTGGATGCTGAGATGGAGAAGCTGGTATCAGAAGCTGAAGCTTCTTTTACTCCACCACCTAAGGTGGAAGCAGAAGTGTTGCCGGAGATTAAGACAGAGCTTCCTGTAGAAACTCCAATGTCTCCTTATAGGAAAGCACTAATAGAAAGTCCCAATCTTAATAAGCCACAGTTTGGTTTTGACTTTGAAGCAAGACAGAAAACACTAGGAGTATTAAAAGATATTAGAACAAATACTTTTGATAAGCTAGTTGATATGCCTAATGTAACATCAAAGATTGAAGATGATGTTATAGCTGTAGCTCAAGGTGAATATAGGGCAGCTAAAGGTAAAGAGTTAGATGTTAATAATCCAGAAGCTATTAATGATTTCATTAATTTCTCTTTGCCTTTACAGAAGAAACTGAATGATCTTCGTGTCAAGTACAAAGATAAACCACCAGTAACTCTCTATCATGGAACAGCTACCAATGCTGATGACATCTTGGCTAAAGGATTTACAGACCCCACAACCTTAGAAGATATAGGCCATTCAGAGTTAGAGGTGGGAGCCACATCGTTTACTAAAGATATTAGATATAACTTTGCTGGATCTAAGGGAGGCAAAGATCCTTCTAGTATTTTGGAAACTAAAATACCTTATGCTGATTATGAATTCAGGCGTATCAATATGCCTATGAGTAAATACCAGAAGAGCGAAGGCTTTGGTGATATGGATACTATTGCTAGATCTATTACAGGCTCTCCTACTGTGGCTAGACCCCTTGGTATACCTCAATCTATTGGCTTAAGAGAAACTGAAGATGCTTTTGTAGAGAGTGAGAAGTTAGTTATAGGAAGAAATACTGAAGAAGTTTCTAAGAAGCTTCCACTTGTTAGAGAACAAGATACAAAAGCTAGGCAAGGATTTAAAAGATTAACTATCATTAGAGATAATTTCTTAACTCCAGATTCTTTAAAGCCAATTAAAGAAGGTGGAATGGGGAGTGAAGAAGTTCAAGCAAGCACTGCTTATAGAATTATTAGAGATCTTGTTAGGAATGAGTTTACAGAAACTAAAGGGTTGGTAAAGACATCTCAAACAACCTTCGGAAGACTTCGTAAGATAGCTACAGACAGAGCTTTTTTAAAAGATACAGAAATAAATCCAGACATAGCTAACTTTATACCTGAGGTTATCACTTCTTTAGAAAGAGTGGGTAGTAAAGATAAGGCAGAAGCTTTAAAGATATTAGAAAATCAATTTAATCAACTGCGTAAATACCAAGTTGGTGGTGGAGGCAATGAAGAAATTACCCGTATCACTGGTGAACAAACTAAAGCAGTAAATAATATTAGGGACTTAGTAGGTGGAACCTACAGAGATAAAGAAACTAAGAAAAGAATTGGATTAGCTAGGGGCGGCCTCGCTAGTCGTAGGTAATACAACATAAGATAGTCTATCAAGAGGAACCTTGTAAAAGAGTTCACCTTGGTAGACATATTTATTTCTAGACTCTTTAACTTCTGAAGCTAACACAGTGGCAGCTTCACAATGAAACAAGGCTGTTCCATCCTTATTAACAGAAAAGAAGTATGTTAACATGTCCTGTGTTAGAAGCTTCTTTTTCCTGTTAGGTACATTCAAATCTTCATAGGGAAACTCTACAGTTTTCCATGACAGTCTGACTTCTACCTCAGCATATCCCACCAACAAGTCATCTTTATACAGATGCAAATCAATCCCATACCTATCGGGATTATCTCTAGCTTCCATACCCCAAAAAGAAGAGACATAGTCTTTAACTACATCTCTTCCAAACTTGTCGTAGGTGTCGTGAAGTTCTTTATCGAACCGCTTGGTAGCCATTGAGTCTTTCAATGTTATCAAAGTAGCCACGATCAAATCCTCGTTGCCACTCTTTACCTGCCACAGATGATGGTTCATATTGATTGACCAACCACCCATGTCTGAAAGCTTTATAGCCTTGTTCAAATTGAATACGCAATGGTGCAGATCGTTCAGACTTGATTTGCATGTTATTCCCCTGTAGGTTTATCGCCTTTAATGAGTTCACCAATCTCTTCAAACTCACCAATATAGATACTAAGAAACGGCAACTTGATTAGTATACCACTATAAGAAAACAATTTATCCTGTGGTCCACCATCATCAATGATGTGGCAGATGGTGTCATTGAATTCAATATCAAGTCCAATGCCCTGTCTTAGTTCTACAACAATCATGCTGCCTTACCCCATACATCATCCCAAGTACCAGTGGTAGCACCCTTGCTGTAGTCTGTTACACGCTGCTCAAAGAAGTTTGTATGGCTAACACCAAGCATACCATCCACCCAAGGCAGGGGGTTCTTCTTGATCTTGTAGATGCCCTTCATCCCCATAGAGATGAGTCTACGATCTGCAATGTAGCGAATGTATTGCTTCACTTCTTCTTTCGTAAGCTTCTCAACCTCGACCATTGAAAAAGCCAGATCCACAAACTGATCCTCCAGACCCACCATTTGATCTGCAATTTCCTTGATGCGATCCGAAGTGCTCTCATCTTTGTTGTGCTTAACATATTCACGATACACCTTAATCATGCCTTCAGCATGCTGAGTTTCGTCCACAATAGACCAAGCAATGATTTGGCCCAACCCTTTAAGCTTACCATTCCTTGCAAAGTTTAGCAACATTACAAAGCTAGAGAATAGCTGCATGCCCTCACCGAATGCAGAGATGGCAGCAATCTTCTCAGCCATTGGTGCTGCACTAAGATTGTTAATGTAGTCATGCTTCTCCACCATCTCTTTATACTGGAGAAACTCATTGTATGTAGACTCAGGTAAGCCTAAGGTTTCAATGAGGTGAGCATAGGCTGCTACATGCAGGGCTTCCCTACCTGCAAAGCCACTCATCATCATTCGCACTTCAGGTTGCTTGAACACGGGGATGTAGTGGTCATGGTAACCACTGCCAATGTCTAAGTCACCTTGTACAAAGAAGCGTAAGATCTTTGTTAGAAACTCTTGCTCATGTTTGCTTAGCTTCTTGTAGTCTTTAACATCCTCAGACATTGGTACTTCTGTATGAAGCCAATGACTCTGCTCATGCTGCAGCCAAGCATCATAAGCCCAAGGATATTTAAAGGGTTTGAATGTTGTGCGCTCTTGCGTAATATCTAATTTAGTTTTTACCATATCATCCTTCACATGCTAAACAAGTTTCACCTTCTGCCACCTGCTTCAAATCAATATCGTCTTCAATACGCTGACGCTTGATCTGAGCACCTACTTTATCTGCCTTACGCACCTTCTCTGAACGAAGATAGTATAGGCTCTTAAGCCCACTCTTCCAAGCAAGGAAGTGAATGGCATGTAGATATTTAATGGATACATTGGCAGGGAAGAACAGGTTAATGCTCTGTCCTTGGTCAATGTATTTCTGTCTGTCTGATGCAAGCTCAACCAACCAACGCTGATCAATCTCCATAGCAGTCTTAAACACTTCCTTCAATTGATCAGAGATGTCTAGGTGCTGTACAGATCCTTCATTGCTGATGATGGATGCCCACACATCGTCATCGTCCATACCCAGTGCAGCAAGTTGTGCTTTTAAGAACCTATTCTTATAGACGAATGATCCACTAAGTGTGTCTTGTCTAAATACATTCGCTCTGTACGGCTCGACTGAAGGGCTAGTATTACCCATGATAAGGCTGCTACTAGCGTTAGGGGCAATAGCAGTATGATGACTAAACCTTCTATGAATATTACCGTGACCAGCATCGATACAACTACCACGCTGCTGCTCCAAGACAGAGTCAGCAAGTAAACACGAAGCATGAATGTGTTTAAAGATTTCATTGTTATAGCTCTTAGCCATCACACCATCGATGGCTACACCTTTCTTTTGTAAGAATGCATGGAAGCCTAGAGTACCAACACCAATGCTACGCTCCATCATTGCACTGTACTTAGCCCTAGCAATTGTTGATGGTGCTTTGTCGATGAAGTATTGCAAGACATTGTCTAGCATTTCCATAACATCCAAGATGAATTGCTTATCATCTTTCCAGTCATCGTAGTATTCCAAGTTGAGAGAAGACAAGCAGCACACTGCTGTTCGTTTCTCGTTAGTTGGTAAGAAGATTTCTGTACACAGATTGCTGCCATTAATCTTCAAGCCCTTCTCGCTCAACCACTTAGGCATAGCCTTGTTAGCTGTGTCAATGAACACTAGGTATGGCTCACCTGTCTGCATACGCAGGTCCAGTATTTTCTGCCACAGATATTTAGCAGACACTGTCTCTACCACCTCACCATTAGAAGGATTCTTTAGCTGAAAGCTGTCATCAAAGTCAGGGTCTTTCATGGCCTTCTCAATGATGGTCATGAATTCATCAGTGATGTTGATGCCGTGATGTAGGTTTAGTGTGCGTACATTCTGGTCACCTGTAGGCTTACGCATCTCCAAGAACTGGATGATGTCAGGGTGATGGATGTCTAGGTAGGCAGCATAGCTACCCCTTCTTGTACGGCCTTGGCGGTAGGCCAAGGAACTGGCATCGTAGATTTTGAGATGGGGCATAACACCAGTAGACTTATCATCACCATTGCGGATACCAACATGAACCCCGACACCACCACCATACATGGATAGCCAGTTAGTTTCTGATAGGTTATCGACCAAGCCTTCTGCACTATCATCCATATAGTTAAGGAAGCAGCTAATAGGGAAACCACGCTTAGAGCGACCAAAAGATAGGATAGGCGTAGAGTAGCTAAGCCAATGCTTACTACTGTAGTCATACAATCGCTGAGCATGCTCTTGACTTGACGCAAACGATTCCGAAACATAAGCAAATCTTTCTTGAGGACTAGCCTCTTCATCCTTCATGTAACTCTCTCTCAATCTCTGGATGCCTAGTTCATCGAACAAGCTGTCCCGAGACAGGTCAATGTTGACCTTAAACTTTGTCATATAAAATACCTTTGTTGTGGTGAAAAAAAATGGGAGCAAAAGCTCCCGAAAGGAAAGGTAGTTATACCTCAGTTGACTTCTACTTGCTAGGTGCAAATAGAGATGGAAACAAGTTTGTTAGCACTACCTTACATTGGTCTGCTACATCACGATGTTCTTTCTGTGTTGCTTTGTCGCAACGGATATCAACATAGTGCATCCAGCTACGCAATGTACCATTCATGTACATCCTACTGGTGGTTAGTCCTTCAGGCAACACCTTTCGTGCCACCTCCTTGGCTATGCCCATGCCCAATGCAGCCTCATAGGACCGCTTTGCAGCCACCAAAACATCTGTCTGTAGCTCATCCCACACCGCCATCAATTCACGGTCCTGAACGGCTATAGAGTTCTGTCTGTTCTTGTTATCCTGTAGCCTCACCTCACTGGTTTCATAGCGTGAGGAAATGGCATAGCGTTGTGAGAATTCTTGGAAGCTAAAGCTACGATGTCGCAATATCTGTCGTGCAATGTCACGGGTTGTCGTAATTTCCATGCACACATTCACCATCTCAAATGGACTCCAGTGTTTGTTGTCCATCAAATACTTCAGCAGCTTAGGAGCTGTGTCAGGGTTGTCCTGATTCTCTGGGTTGCTCACCCTCGCCATGTACGCTATCAGATGTTCCGCATTTGGTGTAGCCCAGATCAGTGTTACCGACATATTTCTTCCCTTCTTGAATGCCATTCTTGATGGCTGTCATTATACCTAAGCTAAGTAGTATGTCTCGTTCTTCATTTGTTAAATCAAATGTATAAGTGGCACTACCATCTTCATGTTCTTCTAACATTATTACATTCATTTCTTTTTCCTTTCTGCCTTCTCTAGTTCTGTCTTTACTTTATGACAGGGCTTACACATCACCTGCAAGTTCTCTATCTCACAGAAGATGCGGTTAATAAAATCATCCCAACTAACAAACCCCACCTTAGGATCTACCACTGGTAATACATGATCTACCTGCACATCTGCTGCAACAAAGTGCTTCTTACACTTGGCACATTTGTAATGCATTGCCAACTTACCAGTCTTCTTATTTTCTTTCCTACCTACAAAAGCTTCTTTGAGTGCTTTATATTTAGGAGGCCAACGCCTAGACGCAGCCCTTAGTGCTGAGGTGACGAAGCTCCTGAATCTAGCGTCAGTCCATTCACCACCATTCCTTTTTTTATTATCTACCAATTGGTGTATCTACTAGATGCGACATGTCAGCAGCATCGTAATGCACAAATAAATCCCTAGCTATAGCCAGTGCTTCGTCAATGTCTAGAGCAACAAACTCAGAGAGGAACTTGTCGTACTCAGATTCAGCTATATGCTCAACAACAAAGCCATTGCTTGCTTCTCTAATGGTTACAGAATTAACTTTCATTCTAGTCCTTCAATATCTATGAAAGAAAAGAGCACTTCCTGTGCATCCATTCGTTCCAACGAAGCAGTTAAGTTTTCAGTGATGGCTTCACTCAGCACTTCTTCATTTAGGTAGACATTGGGTAGGTCTTTAGGCTTAAAGAAAACCTTTAAGTGGATGTCAACAGCAATCATAATTGTTCCAATCGTTCTTCTACCAACCTAGCATAGCCAATGATGTCATGCCATGAGTCATGATACCAAGGATCACCATTAACAATGCGAGAGATTTTGTTACAGATGAGATCAAGGCTTTCCTTCATATCATCATCCATCTCTTTCCATTCAGCACCTGACCTAACAGATTCTTTTAAAGCTTGAGAAACTCTAGAAACATCTTCTTTGTAGTTGCCATACCTAACACCTCGTTGTATTAGTGTGTCATCTATGTTCATTGAACACCTCCAACTGTCTTGGTGTTAATGGTGAAGCTACCATCACCAAAGCTATCATGATTTGCGTTGTATGAAATGTCACCAATATCACCAAACATCTTACCGCAATACTCAACAAGCTTGTTAGCAAGCTCTTCATCTTCTTCCATGTGTTGAATAGTTGCTGCCAATATCGTAGCCATACCAATCAAGTTATTAATATCATCTTCACTGATAGTGAGTGGTCCAAAGCCACTGACTAACACCTGAAAGTTGTTTTGATATTTACCATCTACAATGGTAGGACGCAGGATTAGTGCAATGTCATTTGGCTTTAAGCTTGTGGAGGAGTCCATGTTTGTCCTTCATATCTTCGTAGAAAAAGAAGCTGAGCATTCTCTAACACACGCTCAGCATCACCCTCGTAAGCTTCCAACACTTTGTTGTATAGCTCTAGTTCATCTGTTGTGTCCCCAATTATCTTGGCTGCTTTCACTGGACCAACACGGAACAATCCTTTGATGTTATCAGCGGCATCACCTGTCAGCATCTGTGTATACAGCTTAACCACACCTTCTTCTGGTGTGATGTAGTAGCCTAGATGTTTAACAAAGTTGTAATGCCATCCGCATATCTGATCTAAGTCTTTGTCTAAAGACACAATGACACAATTGTCACCAAGCTTTGTAGCTTCAATGGCAATGGTGTCATCAGCTTCTTCACCCTCAGAGATAGTTGCTCCCCACTCCTTAACAAGATAGCTTCTAAGGAAAGCTAGATGCTTTGGCTTAGGCTTATCTACCCTGTTACCTTTATAGGGAACCGTGGTAGCTATCTCATATCGGAAGTTGTTCTTCCCTGTTAGGTGCATGCTCCAACTATCCACGAAGCAATCAGGATATATGTTATCAACCTCTCACATGAGGACATCAACAATTAAACGATCCAGTGTTCGCTGTGCCGTTGCTTCGTCTTCGTCCTCACATGCGGATGCTGCCCGATAAGCGAATATATCACTATCGAATAGTGCTTTCATTACTCAGCTTCTTTAACTTCTTCAACTGAAGCTGTCTTAGCTGCCTCAGCCGCTTGAAGTTGCTCCTGTCCTTGCTGTCGAATAACACCAATGGTGTCTGTAACAGCTTCAAAGGGAAGCTTAGCAAGTGCTGCCAATACTAAATTCAATTGGTCTAATGTTAATGTAATAGTGATGTTCATAATACGTCCTCATCATCTGCATCAATACCAGTTGCTGAAGCATACTCTACCAAGTCAGTGATGACTAGCTTCTTCAATGAAGGGCTAACACCTTTCTTGTTCTTGTATGTCCAAGAATAACTAGACACTAATGCCTTACCCTTACTACCGTTGCCAATGGCTTCAGTAATTTCATCATTGTCTGTATCAAAGACACGGATAGGCTTCTCTGATTTGCAAGTGATGTACTTGCCCATGTCAGCCTTCTTATCTTCACCAGTTTGAACACTGATACCCATATCTTCCAGTGCTTCAACAGCAGCATCAGACAGGTTACACAAGTTCAACTGGAACTTACCAGACATGTCATTCACTTTGTTGTGTTGACACCAGTACACATCAGCCTTAAGCTTAATCGCTTTCTTTTCTTCAGTCATAATATTCTCCAATATGAAAACCCACTAGTAACGTCAGTGGCACTCACGCCAGTTGTTGCCAATCTTTCCTTCGGCATCCACTGGGCAACGGAAACCTAGAGCTTCTCCTGCCTTGGTTGCTGCTTGCTCTATGAGCCTAGCTGCTTCCTCTGCCTGATCTTCTCGCACTTCCCATTGTGTTTCGTCATGAACAAACGCTAATAGTTTAGCATCTATTCCCTTCTCTTGCAACAGCTTTGTTGCTTCAATAAGCCATTGCTTAGCTATGATAGCACCTGCACTTTGCAACAAAGTGTTCAAAGCAGCATGCTCTGATCTAACCCACACTCGCCTACCATCTAAGGCAGGTAAGTGACCCTTAGCCATCAGCCTAGATATCTTCTTCTTCAAGGCAGAAAGGCCGGGTGTGTTATTGATAAAACTATCAATAAGTTTCTTGCCTCTACTGCTGTTACCCCCAACAATGCTTCCAGCTTTAGCTGCCCCTGCTCCATATAACACACCATATGTCAGGGTCTTGGTAACATTTCTAGCCTTCTTATGCTCAGGGTTGTTATCATCCTTCACAGTGCCTTTGTCAACTAAGCCAAAACTCTGTGCATTGAACCAGTGGATGTCTCCTTTAAGCAACTCATCCATCCATTCTTTGTCATTTAAGTAGTGACCCAAGCAACGAAGCTCAATGCCTGACAGGTCAACACCTACCTGCTTGTACCCCTTAGGCACTGTCCATACCTCTCGGCATTCTGCTCCATAGGGATTACCAACAGCAGGGATCTGCGCCATATTAGGACTGCTGTGTGTCGCCCTTCCTGTAACTGCGCCATTAGTTGTCACTCTACCATGCACCCTACCATCATCACCCACCAGTTCTAACCAACTACTTATCTGAGCTACACGCTTTTGAATCATTAAGTATTCAGCTACAAGCTTAGCTTCTGGTAAGTCAATCTTTTCAAGCACAGCTTCGTCAACAATGACATTGCCTTTGTCTGTCTTCTTTGTGAAGACAACACCAAGCCCTGCCAATCGCTCAGCAATCTGTTGCCTACTACCTGAATTAAAGATGGTAATCTTATCCTTAAGCTGCTTACCTGTCTTCTCAGAGACTCGTTGCTCTACGATGGGAGGGAACACCTGCTGCATGCTCTCTTCAATGTCGGACATACGCCCACTAAGGGTTGCATGTAATGCCATAGCCTTAGGCATATCAAGCATGAAGCCATTGTCTTCCATGCCACGGCAAATCAGTGCCACCGCATGCTCAAGCTTAATGCTCTGTAAAGAAAACTCTTCCTTAATCAACACTGTTGATAGGTGGCTATACAGTTTCTCAAGCAGTAACACATCCTGCTCACAATAAGTAGCCATCTCTTGTGTCCACCCGCCATCAAAGTCAGTGAAGCCAATCTTGTGACTGCCTAAGCGGTAGCCCCATGCCTCTAAGCTGTGGGGAGTGGGAGCTTTGCCTTCCTTAGGGAGCACTACCTCAATGTCAGGCTTGTACAGGCGTGACATCACCAGTGTATCCATCAGAGTGTTGTCAGGAATGCCAACACCCCATACCTTATTTAGTATGGGTGCATCAAAGCCAATGATGTTGTGGCCCACCACTTGCTCACCCTCTAAGTATTGCTGCAAGCTGTCGGCTTCCCGCCAGTGTCTTATCTCACCAGTGGTGCTGTGCTTAGTAACACACAACCATATGGTGTCATGTTTTAGGTTTGTCTCTATGTCTAAGAAGATCATCGTCCTTGTCCTTATCATTTTGTCGGAGATTGTTAACATCTACCGACTGTTTGTAATCTTCTAATGAATCTTTACCAAAGATGGCATTCCATCTTGATGCCCACTCCTCATCAGCTATTGATTTGGGACGCTGAGTGTGTCCCTTTCCACCATCACTCGTCATATCTCTGCCACACCAGTACAGGCGTGTCCTCTCCTATGTATGAATTCTCAATGTTAAAAAGAATATATTCATGAGCTTCGTCCTCAGTCATACCATCTCTGTCCTTAAATACTTTAATCATCTTATCAGAATCATAGACTAACACTTCCACTCTCTTATTACCATTCCATATGGAAGCTTGTCCAATGATGGAATCATCAAGATCATCCCACTGTTTCATAGCATCATCCCTTCCATAGCATCATCAATCTCAAACATTCTGCCAGTGTCTTTGTTATAAAGCAAGCTGCAAGCAGGACCAGTTTGTCCACTGTATCTGTTCTTCAAGACCCTCACCTTGGTGGTGTTACGTTCAATGGGATCATCAGCTTGACCATTCCTCTCAAGCGATACCACCATGTCACTAAGCTGTGCAATGGCTGCACTACCCCTTAGCTGAGCTAAGCTAGTGGCTGCACCTTCCTCATGTCCCTTGTCTGATGGACGCTTGAGGTGGCTAACAATGATGAGAGCAATGTTAGTTTCCTGTACAAGCATGCGAAGCTTGGTCATGATTTCATCAATGGCTTTACGTTCATCACCATTGTCCTGACTAGATACGATGATGCTTAGGTGATCTAAGAAGACATACTTACAGCCAAGTCCCTTAGCCATATACTTCACACGATTGATGATGTTCTCAATGGCTGTGCTACCAAAGTGATCAAAGAAGTACAAGCGTCCAGTGCCTAGTGTCTTTTCAAATGCGTCCTTGCGTAGGGCATCAGATACCATAGTGGTTGGTAAATGCATAGGTAAATCAGCAGCAAGGCTCATCATGGATAGGCTAGTCTTTCTCACGCTCTCTTCAAGAAACATCAAGCCAATGTTGTCACTACTGTTCTGCAGCAGATGCCAAACAATTTCCCTTAGGGTTTGACTCTTACCTAGTCCACTACCTGCTGTGAATGTGACTAGCTCACCTGCTCTGATACCATAGGTGATATCGTTGAGTCCCTTCCAAGGGTAGAAACAATCTGCTGCTTCCATTGGTTTAGACACTAGCTCCCACAACCCAGTGCCACTGACAATGCCATCAGGTATGAATGGCTCTGCTGCCCACCAACGGGCTACGAATGCCGCTTCTTTGCTTTCAGCAAGCCACTCACATGCATCCTTGTATGAGGGATCAGGTTTAAATATCTTGCACTTACTGCCAAACAATTCAGCAACTTCCTTTGCTGCCTTCTGCCCTGCCTCATCACCATCAAAGCATAGCACTACAGTTTCAAAGCTGTTGATGTATTCGTAGTTGGCCTTGGCATCCTTCAATGCACTACCTGCACCTGTGCGTATAGACACCACAGGATATTTACTGCCTGTCAATTGGTATGCAGCCAGTGCATCAAACTCACCCTCAGTGATGGTGAGATACTTGCCATTGGATGGGTACAGGTTCTGTCCAAACAGAGTACCCTTGCTCCACCCACCCACTGTCGTAAACTTCTTATCCTTCACCTCTCTACGCTTAGCTGCCACCAGTTGGGTGTTGCTATCGTAATAAGGGAAGTAGTAATAGCCACCACTGCGAACAACACCATAGCGTTCCATTGTGGCTTTGTTGATGCGTCTGTCTGAAACAGACACACTAACACCTTCGTTGTAGTCTTTAACAAAAGAGCTTGTGTCTTTCGTTTCTGTATCAACATCAATCACTTCAAGTCTTTCTTTGTTCATTGAGGGAATGTATGTGTTACATACAAAACATTTGGTGGACATGTCATCGTTGATGGACAAGCCATCACTACTGCCACATGTCTCACAAGGTAGATGGGTTTTTAAGAATGTCATAGCCCTTGTAAGTTACTTTGTTGGTCTTTAATACTTGTTCGTATCCACTAAATAGCTTAGTCATTCTAGCATCGTGTAAGCTGTGCAATCCAATTAATAAATTGGCAAGCTCATCTTCTGTTGCTTGTTTCTCTCTGTCCATTAACACCCATAGGATGGAATCAATGTCCTCCTTAGTTATCCATGCTGCCATGATGAGGTCTTCTAGTTCGTGTAGTTTCATTTGTTCTTTCCCTTTAATTTGTCTTCAAAGAATTCAAAAGCCAGATCCTTGTCAAAGTCACACAACTCATAAGCCTTTATGTAATCTTCATCATCTAGCCCTACCCATGTGCGCTGTGGTGGGGATGTGTACAAACCAACATCACCTTCTTCTGGTTCAAGACCAAGATTTACACGCCAATCTTTAGCACCTGCATACGCATTACCACGCATTACTAGCAGTTCTGTGGTGCTGATCCACGCCACAGGCTGTGTCGCTTCCATCTCTTGCCCCAACCTCTGCACTTCAGACATAGCATGTTCACGCAAGGCAGCTTGCCATGCAGCCCATGCCCAGTATTTAGGACTACCTCTTCTAAAGGGACTACTACGAATGATGTCACTATCCCACCATTCATTGAAGTCTTTCATATCAACAACTTCATCTTGTGTCATGCTTGTCCCCTTGCTCTAATGCGTTCAGGTATGTGGTGTTCAAGATGGTTTTGTATGCACCACTCAGCAATATCAGCACAGGCTTTACGCTCTAAATTGATAGCAGATTTTATAGCGTTAGCTTCCCAGTTGTAGGGCTGTCCCTTCATAGCGTTTTCACGTTCAATGCGAGCAAACTCATCGTCTTCATCCGTATGTATCATTTAGCTGCCTCCATATACAGACCCACGTTACCTAGTGCATAACCAACAAAGGCTATGCCCAACCCAGTGCTTCCCTTGAGTAGCAGATCCACTGCCACCACTGTATAAACTACACCAACAACTGCGATAAGCCATGCACTCATTTGTCATCCTTCTTTAATACTTTAAACTCTTTAAGCACTCTCATAGCTGCTTTAATAAGTTCAGTGTCTTGAGTTGGTTCAGGCAAACTACTTTCCCACCGCAGTAAAAACTCTAGTTCTTCTGCAACCATAGCTTCAATTTGTTCTCTGTTTAATTCAGTCATATTAGTCCCATAGTCCTCTGTAATATTTACCAAACAACATGAAAGCTTTCTTCATCCTAGCTTCATGCACCTCTAGACCCGCATAGTCAACTTTAATCTTACCTATCTGCTCTTCCAGTCCTGCCTTCTTGTCCACAGCAGAATGATCATAAAATTTATCAGTTGAATTTTCATCCACCATTTCACCGAATGCCCATATCATTTCATCTAGCACCCAGTCCCACCGCTTGAAGTGGTTGTCATCAATGTCCCAACTGCTTTCCTTGGGTAGGCATGACCTGCTTTGTAAAGCTTTAGGAACATCTTTATCATCCACACTAGGACTACCATGCTGTGTTGCCTTAAGCTGCTTGAGCATTGGCAAGATGATGAGCGATAGCGTGTGATCCATAGCCCATGTATCATACCTATCAAGCTTCACAATGACAGTGCGCTTCTTCTTCGTATGCATCCATTGCAGCACATCGCCCACCCATGTTTCACTGAGCCACTCCCCCCACTTGTATGCTCTCTCTTCGCTAACCCCTAGCTTTCTTGTTAGTTCAGCAAGCTGATATGGTCCAAGCCAATTGGAGTAGCTCCCTATGTACACCTTCATGTTAGTCCTCGCATTTCCTGTGTCACTGTTGCACTACGCAATGTGTTCTTGATGTATGGTGTTAGGCTCTGCGGGGTAGCATGCCCTGACACTGCCATGATGTTACTGATAGGGACACCAACCTCTACCATTTCTGTTATCGCTGTTCGTCTTAAGTCTTGTAACACAAGATCACTAGGCAGATTTGCATCAGCTAAGATTTGCTTAGCCACTCTAGACAAGTTAAACAGACTGTAAGGAACCAGCCCACCCTTCCTATCAGGCACATTAGATGGAGCAATGTATTGCTGCCAACCAAACTCAGCATGCTGTTGTCTCAGCATAGTTAGTAGCCCAGTGCTTGTGGGAATGGTCACCCTAGACCTACGCTTGCTTTGTTCCAAGTGCAACACACCCTTCTCTAGGTCAACCTGCTGCCATGTCAGCTTACGCATATCCCCCATACGCTGTCCATATTCATAACCCATCTGCACTATGAGTCCTACATTACGCCACTTGAATGTGGAGTAGGCAGTGTTCATGAATGCTCTGACATCTTCCCTACTCCATACAGTTCTGCGAGGCTTGTCTGCCCTTCGTAGCACCTTGCTGAATGGGTTGTGCTTGATGTAGCCATGACGGATAGCGAAGTTGAATAGCAATCGGTACACTGCTAAGGTGTGGTTAGCTAAGCTAACACTGTGCTCAGCATGCTGTTCATATATCTTCTGACAATGCGGTGTGACTAAGTCACCTAGCTTGCATTGATACAGTGTCACTCCATTGGCTCTGCTATCCTGCCATCCCTGTAGGTAGTAGATGTAGTCACGCTGTGCCTTAACACTGAGCTTTGTGTAAGTGATGTTGTTCCTGTATGCCTTGACTAAGTCAGCCACCTTGGTCTTCTCAGAGATATCTTTAAGATATCTAAGCTCCTTACGCCAGTTGTCTAGCATGGCATTTAGTTCTTCAGCTAAGGCAAACACTTTGTGTTTGTCAGTGCCAAGCACACGCCTAGCCACCACCCCTGCATCCACTGCATCCTGTGGTGGGTTGTAGCGATACTTGGTTATGCCTTCGGCAGCTTGTGCCAATGTTACATAGCGAGGCAGGTTCATTCTTGTTCCCTTGCCTTCATCATCTGTTCAGCAAACCAATAAGCTTTGTTTGCCACTTCAGCATGTGGAATGCTCCACGCACTGGTCATCAGCACAGCCATAGCCTTAGCTGCAAAGTAGTCACGCAAGGTCATGCCATCTTTAAATTGATCAGGGAAAGCTGATTGCATATTGTTACCACTCATGTAAGTCTCTGCTGTTGTAAATTTTAAATCATTCATCATCACCTCCCAGTGCATATAGTTTCTCAGCCATGTCAATCAACTCATCCTTCTTCACTAGCTTCTCTAGCCATCTATTTGGTATACCTTTTAAGCCATACTTACGCCCTGCTAACATACCAGTGACAGCACCTAAAGTGTCAGCGTCAAAGCCCATGTTCACTGCCTTCACCAAGGCTTTCTCGAAGGTAGAAGTTTCTCTCACACATTCCCATGCCATGTTGTATGTATACATGATGGTTCCTGTAGCATACGGATCACGATAGTGCTTGAGATAGTCGAAGCTGTCTTCTGCCTTGCCTGACATAAGCTCAGCCACAAACCCTGCAATGTAATGCACAGTGTCTGCATTGCCATGTGTCATCAATGACACAGCAATGCTCTGCGCCACAGCATTAGGCATGTTGTTGTGATTGGCAAGCACAATGGGAGCAAGCCTCATGATGGAGCCATTACCACTGGCATTGTAGCTACTGCTACCTGCATAGGGGTTTGTAACATCCATCCTGTGGATGGCTTCACTGCATGTCCTACCAATGTCAAAGACATAATCTCTAGTACCAAAGTGACCTGTCTTCTTCCACATCTTGAAGTTCATGGCGATGGCCTCAGGATCAAAGCGTTTGCTGCCTATGTATGCATCAGCAATAGCCACAGCCATAGCACCATCGTCTGTCCATTCACCTTCGGCAGTGTTGTGCATACCACCACCTTCCATCTCTGTCAGTGTGTGTGTCATCTCATGTGGCCTCATGAATTCCAACGGAGCACCCAGTGCATCTCCAATGAACAGACCCATGAACATACCAATTGCTTTGTCTTGATGCATTAAATATCCATATCTTTAAAAGAGATTTTAAAATCAATACTACTACCCATATCATTTAGATCCCCACGAATAGTGGAGCAAATCTTTTCAATGGTTTCTAAGGGGCATAAGCAGGTCATGTTAATAACAACCGCTTCATCTCCATCCATCGTGCCTATTATCTTTACTGAGTCAACTAACATATATGTTCCTTTGTATAGGTGGGGTACTAACGGCTCAAGTGATCCAGACTATCACCCTGTTCCCCCGTTATCTCTTAAGCGAAGGCAATGTCTTCGGCAATGTTCCACAACTCTGAGTTGATGCGGATGTTTTCTTTCACACTGCTAACAGGCCGAGCCTTACGGATCACACCGTTGGGGTGCTTGTCAGACAGGCTCTTAACGAATGCATTACCACGGATAACACCTTCCTGAATGCGGTTGAACACAGTGAATGCATCCATGTAGTTGTCTTGATGGCGGTGGAATTTCAACACATCAGCAACAGTCTGAAAGGTAGCATACACACCATTGGTCTGCTGTTCAAGCATGTCCCATCGTGTCTCAACACCACGCTTAGCCATCAATATAGACCGATGTGGGTCAAGTGTCACACCACGCAGTCTCTCAAGACGCTCCATCATGGTGGGCAATGTAGCCACAGTGTTCTTAAGCATCTCTTCAAAGCCACTCAGTGCCTTGCTGTGGTAGATGCGAGACTGGAAACCATCACCTGCAATGAGGCCATTGTCACAGATGAAACGGAAGCAACCTGCATACAGTCTCACTGAGCCAGTACCATCGTGAGAGTTGTACAAGATGATCTCAGGACGAATGTCAGCAGTGCCGAAGTCAATGTCCCATGTCTTAGCGAAGGCTACCATGTGACCTGAGTGGGCAGGGTTGTTCTTACGGCTACGCTTTTGTGCTGCTTGCACTGGTGCATATCCATAGTCTTGCATCACTGTGATGATGTCGCTTGTGTTCAACGACACATAACGATCTGTAAGGCGGTCAGCCTTGGTTGTGCTGAAAGCAGCAGGGGCAAGTTGTTGGATACGCTCTGTCGAGAGAGCAGAATTGTTAACATTGCGACTAAATATTACATGCTTGGACATATGTTTCCTTAAGAAAAGTGAGTGAGTGTCAGCAACTGACGCTTTAAATTATAAACAAATTAGGGGTAGTGTCAACAGTGCTAACAAATACCCCTATAGATTAGTCGGTCTTTTTAACCAACGGTGTTACGTCCATCCATGCTACTAGATGGACAACATCTCCAAACATATCTAGGCAGTAGCTATACATGCCATCGATATGATCGAAGTAATAGACAGCCTTAGTGCGAGGGCATTGCACATAGGTCTTAGGTTTCACTGAGTACAGGGGTGTCACAGGCTGCTTGTCGAAGTCCCTGATGTCAATCTCGCTTAGCATTTGGGAACCTTTCATATTCTTGTTCAATGAATAATCGTTTTGTTTTCTGTCCTTCGGCATAGCCTAAGACATACATAGCATCCACCCACTCCTTAGACAGGGGCAGACTACGCAGACCATGAACAAAGCCTAAGTTGTAGCTCAGTTCCATAGCATTAAAATTACAAATGCTACAGCAAAGAGAAGAGCAAACCAACCATATAAAGTTTCATCATCCATGTTGTGCCTCCGGTTGTTTAGGGGGTGGGTCAGAAGGGAAGGGCC